GTGAGCCAGCAGGAGGATGAACTATCCCACCAGTGGAGCCTGGAGGGGGCTTACACAGAGAGTGTGGCGGACACTTTCGGCATCCCCGCCAAGGAGTTGGCGGCGAAGTCAGGTGTTCATCCGTCAACTATATCAAGATTCTATTCCGGGAGCAAACCTATAAAAGATCGCACGCTCCTGAGAATTGGGGTGGCTTTGGGCCGCCTCGCCGAGCAACGAGACAGACAAAAAAAGAGCCCGACCGTAGGGGCCGAACTCAAAAGGTAAATTCAATGACCACATCTTACACCAATCAAGCGGCCGCTGTCAACCAGCCGGTCGCCCCCACGCCTCCCGAGGAGCCGGAGATCCAGATCGTCGTCTTCAAGGTTACGCGAACGCCGCGTGCAGTCTGCAAGATCCCTCTGTGGATCGATGGTGAAATAGTGACCCCGAAGTGCGACGACCCCGCCGCTTTTCTGGCCGCTTACAAGCGTTTCTATCAGCAAAGATACAACAATTCGCCCGAAGTGAAGAAGATGATTGACAAGATCCTCGCCGATCACCGCACGGAAGAGGGGGCAGAAAAGCATGCATAGTCTTCTGACAGCGCCCCTCGCGGTCGCTTCTCCCGCACCCGACGCGGCATGGATCGTCGGCGCGTGTCCTGCATGCGGCGGGCCGACTGTCGAGAACGAGTACCGTGTCGGCGGTTCGGACTACAAAACCATCAAAAACTGCTGGAACGCCATCGGCGAGTGTCCTACTTGCGATGTCTTCGACGCCGATGCTTACCGCCCCGTCGCCAAGGAGAACCTTGCTATGGAACCCACGCTGACCGAAACGCCTACCGTGCTGACTGTCGCCGCCGCGCTGGCGGTCTGCGACCGATTGCTGGCGGAGATGGAGAACAAGCCCGACGCCTACCGCGCGGCCGCCGTCCGGTGGTTTCGCGGGGAAGTGATCAAAGGGGCAGGCGCGTTTTGCCCGAAATGCACGTTCCCAATCCTCGGAACCTACTGCGGCGTCTGCCCGGCCATCGTAGTGGCGCGAGCGACGGAGCGGGATGAGGAATGGATGAGTGAGGCGACGGGCGGCGTCAACACGCACGAGAGCCGGTCGCGGATGCTGGACATCGCCCGTCTGGAACTGATCTACGAACTCTGCGCGTTCCAGGCTTCCATTGATCTCGCCGCCGACAATATCGTCTTCGCCGAAGTCGGCGCCGCCGCCGATCTGGCGAACGCTGCCCAGTTGCAGGAGGCGGCATGATGCATAAGAAAACGCTTCATTCATTTGCAAGCATGGCAATCCATACATTTGCGGAAGCCGCTCCCACAATGTCCTACCGGGAGTTTGCCGACGCATGCCGGGCGCGTCTTGCAAAAACTCAAGGAGTGCCTTCTCCTTATTACGAGCGCTCTTACGCCGCCTACGAAAGCATGTGCAGAGCCGCTTACCGGATCCACTGCCAGCGCGCGGCCGAGGCGAAGGAGGCGCTCCATGCCAACTCCGTCTAACAGCACCCGCCTCTTCGCCGCCGCGACCGCCGCCCGGCTGGGGCTCTCGCTTCCCGGCAACGTCACCGAACTTGACGCCGACCTTTGCGGCGTGGGGCTCCTCCTTGCGCACGGTGTTCTCACCGCCGCCGAGCGCCGCGCGGAGCTTGCCGCCCTTACCCAGCGCCGCGACGCCTTCCTGCGCGAGCAAATGGCGACCGATGATGGCGAAATGCCCGCCATCGGCCGGCGCGGCTACCTGATTGCGATGGGATGGGAGGGTGGACACCATGGAGCCGATGCTTAGTCCCGCTCAAGCTTACGCCCACGTCAAAGCGGCGCGGTCGATCCTGGAGGAATGTATCGAGGCCAGCGTCGAGCGCACCGGCTCGGACGGCGACACAGTTCGCGCGCTGCTTGCGGTCGTGGATCACGAGCGGGCGTACCGCCTGGCGATCGGCCGCGCCTTCGACGGACTGGGGGCGGAAGCCGCTCGGGCCGCGAAGGCGGCCATGAAGCCCGCGCGCTGGGGTGTTCAGCACATCGAAAATCATGGGTGGCTCGCCTACCCGGACGCGGAGACCGGCGCCGATTGGCCCTGGACATGCCGCAGCCGAGAAGCGGCGCTCCAGCAGATCCAGAGCACCGAGCCGCGCGCCTCCGAATGGTGGCAGGCCGCCGAAATGCCCGATGACATCTTCTTCCCTTTGCGTGACCTGGGACTCGCCCAGGCGCGCCTTATCCGCCAGAAACAAGAGGCCCGATAATGTACGCCACAACCTTGCAGCACGATGTCCGCCCCGATAACCACAATGTCCGCCCATCGCGCGCCCTGGCCCGCGCTGTCCGGCTTCCATCGATTGCCCTTCCTTCGGGCACCGCGTCGGACATGCCGCTCCTGCCCGCCCTGCCGCCCTTTGCGCTGAAGTACAGCGACCTCGACGGCTTCGCCGATCGGTCACCGGAGTGCGTCCCCGGCCTGGAGCTGATGGTGCGCCACAGTAACGCCCTCGTAGATCGCCAGATGGCGCGCTACGACCTGGAATTCCGGCCCAAGCTGGAACGGCTCTATTCCGAGTTCACCGGACGCCGGCGCTACGGCATGGCTCAGAGCATGCTCGTCATGTGCTCCATGCTGTGCATCCAAGCGTCATACGGTCAGCCTATTCTCAAAACCGATCCCCCAGCGGAGACACCGATGAGCGATGCAATGCGTGAGGCGCACCTAGAGCGCGCCCTGCCCCTTCTCGACCGCCTGATGCAGTACTCCGTCGAGCTTCAGCGCTTCGCCGCCGCCTGGGGCCAGCCCCAGCATTGGAAGCGCATGGGCTACTGGGGCGCGCTCATCCAGCGCTCCATGCAGAGCGCTCCCATCAAGGCGACCTCGGCCATCGGCCAGACCGACGCCGAGACGGTCAACGGCCGACAGTGGGCGCTGCGCATGGGCCTGTGCCTTGCGCTGCTGGAGGATCAAGAAGGCCGCTCCGCCGCCGAGGCCGCGCTCCAGGACGTCCCCAACATCGCCCGGCGCCGCCCGCGCACCGACCAAGGCCGCCGCGCCGTCCAGATCGGCATGGAGATGGCGGACCCCCGGTAGGCGTCCGCTCCAAAGACATCCTTCTGTCCGCCGGGGCGCGCCACCTCGCCCCCGGCCACTTTTTCGCGGAGAACATTATGTCTGAAGCCAAGAAACTCTCAATTGACGAACTGCTGGATAAGCCGCAAACACTCCGCGAGGCCATGAAAGACTGGCTCGTCTATCCTTCCGCCGAGAACGTGTTCGTATACTTCGCCGGCAAGGTCCGCTGGCCTGGCGACGATTATCGATGCAAGCTCTTTCACAAGGATGTGATGGAGGCGAACAACGACGGGCGAATGGTCCTGGACCTTGCGGGGACGCGAGTCTTCTATGCGGGGCCGACATGCATCGACGGAACGCACGATGACCAGTCCATTTACGGCGATTCCTACTTTCAGCGCGAATCGGCTCCCGCTACGCACGGCTGCGGCATCAAGGGGCGCAACGGCGTTTATATCGAGGAGGGCGTTGTCGTTCACCGCTGCCTGGAGCAGATCAAAAAGGCCGATTTCGTCTTCGCCTACATCGACGATCTGAGTTGCTACGGAACGCTCGCCGAGATCGGCTACGCGTCCGCGATTGGTAAGCCGATCGTGATCATCGTTTCATTTGAAGTTGATGATCAGGCCGAAACGAAGACCGAGGCATATTCCAGCCACGGCGCCGGACGCTCGGATTTGTGGTTCGTCTTGAACCTGCCTGGGGTTAACAAATACTATAACACCTGTGTCGGCAACGCCAGCGACTTCTTCCAAATCATCCGCAATCGCTCCTGGAAAGCAGCAACAGGAGGAGCTAATGTCTGAGTTTGACCCCGCGTCAATCTCACAATGGCTCTCGGTCCTGCACAAGCCGGGCGAAGTCATCGAGATTCGTGTGCTGGAGTCTTCAAAGAAGACGACGGCCGGATACTACGACGACTTCGCCAAGGCCGCCGACGACGTGCGCCGGTTCGACGGAAAATGCGCGGTGTACTCCGTGCTGAACACCGTCAACCCGAGCGTGCTTGGGCGCATCTGCAACCGCCTGGAGGCGTGTCCGGAGGCGACGACGTCCGACAAGGACATCGTCCGTCGGCGCTGGCTTATGGTCGATTTCGACCCGGTCCGGCCCAAGGGGATCTCCTCCACGAATGCCGAGCACGACGCCGCGCGGGACCGCGCCAAGATTGTGCGCGATTACCTTCACAGGAAGGGCTTTACCGAGCCCGTCATCGCCGACAGCGGCAACGGCTGGCATCTGCTGTACCGCCTCGACTTGCCCAACGACAACGAGACGCGCGATCTGCTCTCCCAGTGCCTGGAAGCTCTGGATCTGCTGTTCGGCGACGACGTCGTGGGAGTCGACAACACCACGTTCAACAGCTCGCGCATCTGCAAACTGTACGGCACGGTCTCCACCAAAGGCGACAGCACCCCCGACCGGCCTCACCGGCGGGCGCGCATCCATCGCGTTCCCGAAACGCTGGCGCCGGTTTCGAGGGAACTGCTGCAACAGCTCGCGGCGACGCTTCCCGCCACGCCCGCCGCGCCACCGCGCAATTCGGCCGCATTCGATCTGGAGCAATGGATTGCGGATCACAACCTCCCTGTGGAGAAGACGGGGCCGTACTCCGGCGGCGGCCGTAAGTGGATCCTGAACCCATGCCCATGGAACGGCGATCACACCAATGACGCCGCCTTCATCATCCAGTTCGCCAGCGGCGCCGTTGCCGCCGGCTGCCGACACAACGGCTGCCACGGCCGAACATGGCAGGATCTGCGGCTGATGTACGAGCCGGACGCCTATGACGCGCCGGCCCCGCATCCAGGCGCGCCGAATAATCCCACAGGCAACGGACCTGTGTCGCGCCGGGTGGACCAGCTGATCTCCGGCGCAGGCGCGTTCGAAAGCCGCCGCCGCTCCGGAATCGTCCCCGAGCCGGTGGCTTCGGAAGAAGAATGGGAATGTCCCTTGCCGCTCGGCGAGGACAAACTCCCCCCCTTCCCGCTGCACGCCTTGCCGCCGGTATTGGCGCGCTATGCGAAGGAAGTCGCCGACGATGTCCAGGTTCCGCTTGACATCACGGGCATGCTGGCGCTGTGTGTTCTATCAGCCCTGAACTCGCGCCGCGTTCAGGTCCAGATCGGCGCCCGGTCCAAGAGGCACATCGAGACCGTCAACTTGTACATGGTCGTCGCCTCCGTGGCAGGATCTGGCAAAAGCCCCGCCATGAAGCGTATGGCCGCGCCGATCGTTCAGATCGAGCGGGAGCTGCGTCAGCGTTTCGAGGGAGCGCACACATCCGCCGTCACCAAGTACGAGACCGACAAGAAGCGGCTGACCGCCCTGCAAACCAAGTCCGCCAACGCCCAGGCGTCCGGCCGGCGAATAATCGACGACGAGATCCTCGGGTTGATCGAAGACATGAAGGAGCCGAAGGCGCTGCCGCGCATGCTGGTGCAGGATATCACCATGGAGGCGCTGTTCACGAAGCTCGCCGAGCAGGAAGATAACTGCATCGCCAACCTGGATACCGAAGGCGGCCTCTTCAGCATCATCAAGGGACTCTACGCGAGCAAGAACAGCAGCCCCAACATGGATATCTACCTCAAGGCGTGGAGCGGCGACTACGCCACCAACGACCGCGTCGGCAAAGGCAATAGTTATATCCTGGCGCCGACGCTGACCATCGGTCTGACCGTCCAGCCGGAGATCATGCAGTCCCTCGCCGAAGACGAGCGGCTGCACCACAACGGCTTCCTCGCGCGCTTCCTCTACGCCGTCGCTCCGAACCTCGCGGGAGAGCGGCCATACCGGGACGAAGGCGGAACGAACGCCGGCGAGTACGCCTACACGCAGACGATCCTGGCGCTCCACGATCTTCCCAAGGCGGTTACCGAGGACGCGCCCCACAAGCGCTTCCTGCTCACCATGGACGACGAAGCGATCGCCGTCCATAAGCACTACTACAACGACATCAACGACCGGCAGCGTCCCGGCCAGGATCTCGCCGCCATGCTCGCGTGGTCTTCCAAGCTCGCCGGTAACGTCGCACGGATCGCCGCCAACCTACATATGGTCAAGCACGTCGGCGGCGCCGACAACCGCCTGCCCTGGGAAACCCCGATCAGCGGCGACACCATGGCCGAGGCTTGGGAGATCGGAACCTACTGCATCCCGCACGCCGTCGCCGCCTTCGGTCTGATGCGCTCCGACACGATCGTCGCGCTCGCCAAGCGCATCATCGAATGGATCAAGCGCAAGGATCTGCGCTTCTTCACCATGCGCCAGATCCGGCAGGCGCTGAGCCCCGAGTCCAAGGAGCGGATCGAACTCGCGCTCACACGCCTGATGGAGGACGCGTACATCCGCCTCGAAATGCCGCCAAAAAGAGAAGGCCCCGGCGCTCGCCCGAAAGCCCACTACGCGGTCAACCCGTGTGTGGTCTCGGCGGGACGCCCACACCTTCAGGCCGCATAGAGAAGCCGGTCAATTATGTTGGGATACGTTGGAGATTGTTGGAAAACGCACCCAACATAATTCAACGAAAAAATAAGAAGGGAAGCCCCAGATTATTCCCGTTTGCCGAATTATGTTGGGATGTTTGACGATTCTCTAGATACGTATTTTAAACTATTTATTTCTTATGTCTACTATTATGACACCTTTAAAAGTTCTGGAAGCCATGCGCACCAACACTTACCAGCCACCTGTTTATACGGGAAATGGCCCAACAAACCCAACACAATTACCGGGCGCCGATCTCCTGGGAGAAGCGAGACGTCTGAACCGCTCCTGCGGACGCCAGGTCGACTTCCTGCGCACCGGAGAAGTCCACGCCAAACTGACGAGAGCACAGATGACGCAGAAGTGCCGGCAGACGCTCGCCCAGTTGGAAGCGGTCTGCCTGAACCTCAGTCCCGTGACGCTCAGCGGCTACGAAGACCCCGACGATGAGTTTGCCGACCACTGCGTCGACACCTGGAAATACGAATTAGGAGCGATGGGATGAATATGATGAACCTAACAACCACGCCGAACCAATACCAGCCAACCAAGACGCTGCGCACGACGTGTGTTCTCTCCCATACGCGCGTGAGCCTCGATAGCCCCACGGAAGCTCCGGCCGCCGCCAAACCCCTATACAGGCCGTCCCTGGTGGTCGCTGGGGCTGTAGAAGAGCAGATCGTGACCGCCGGCTCCCCTGCCCTGTTGGGAGCCCCGCCCGCGCCCTCCGACCCAGACCTGACGTGGCGGCGCTCCCTGCGCAAGGGCGACGAGATCGCCTTCGAGATCATGGACATCAACGAGTGGTGGCAATCCTTCCGCTCCATCGACCGGATTGAGCGCGGCCGCATCTACGCCGGCGGCTTCGCATTCGATATCGAGACGGGCATTGAGCGCCGGCGCGGAAAGGCCGCCTTCCGCCTCGTGCGCCCCACCGCCGAGGGGAAGCGTCTGCTGCGCCGCCATGAGATGATCAGCGCCATCCGCAAGGTCGATATGGAGAAGCTGGATGATGACGAGCTTCACGCGATCGCGCACCTTTGCGGCCTGGTCAAGTCCGAGCCCGCGCCGAGGGCCGAAGAGGAACTGACCTGGCGGCGTTCGCTCAAGGCTGGAGACGAGATCGCTGTCGTGCATCATGAGGACGGCGACAAATCGTATAAGATCGATACGATCTACTCCGTGACCTCCGAAACGATCTGTGACAGCGTCGATCCCTGGCTTGCGTTCCGCTACTCGATTGAGACGGGGCGTCTACTCTGCAATCTCAACCCCGAACCGTGTCCCAAGGGCTGCACGGAATGCGGTGAGCTGTACAGCATCACCAAACCGACTCCTGAGATTCGCGAGCAGATCCGGCTCGCGAAGTTGCTTCGCCAATACCTGGGACTGCCTTTTCTTTCCGTGAGGCAACTACGCGCCATTGCCGTCATCGGGGAAATCGACACCAATGCGGAGGTGGAGTGATGGCCGATATTCCTTTTGGAAGTGCTCCCGACCAAGTTGTAGGCGGCCCGGTATCCTACGGCGTCGTGTTCGCAATAGACGAGTACGCGACGCGTAACAACTTGAGCCGAACCGCCGTATTGCGCCTGGCGCTGGCGTCGTTCGCAGGTCGCCGCGGATTGCTGGAGCCTCCGCCGCCCGCCTTGCCGTGGATACACGACAAAGACAGCCGCGCCTATATGGCCGACCTTGGTAAAGGCCGCGCGGTGATCGTTCAGAGTGTGGGGAAGGGAGGATATGCGAAGGCTGAGATCCATCTCTTAGAGCTTGGCGTGGAAGATGTAGTCGAACGTATCAATCACTGCATGGCCACTGCTGGGTACATCGCCACGGTGATGGCGGCGCGGCGGTGGCCGGATCTTCGTGAGACCTTCCCGCTCGCGCCAACTCCAGGGATCGACTACAACCTTGGCTCCGCCGTGCCGAGAACCGTTCTTGGCTGGGAAGACGCGCTGAGCTTTGCGTTGAGGAAGGCGGCTTAACAACTTCTCAGCGGCTTCCATCGAAGCCGCTGAGGTAAGCGCCAGGAGAGGATTAGGACATGGACACGGTTTTGCGCTTGCGCAGGGCGAGACCGAAGACGCCCAGAAGGCCCATTCCGAAGGCGGCGATGGGAGCGGGCTCCGGGACGGTGGCGCTACCGGTAATGGTCGACGAGATGCTCGTGATTTTTCCGCCGAACTGACCCGAGCCACCATTTGCGTTTGTTGCCGCGAAATCGAAATCAGTGAATTCCCATTGCGAGATATCCGTAAGCCCAGAGCCAGTAATGGTTGGGGCAATAGATGTCAAAGGGCCTGGAACGGTATTGCTCGGACCACTTAGATAGACGTACGAGGAAATATTCGTAAAAACGCCGCCCGACTTTATTGTTACACTGCCTTGGAGATGGTCATGGGAACTGGGATCATCCACGTTATCCGCACTCACGGCGATATCGTCGTTTTGCGTGATTGGGTCGTTTAACACGGGAGTGGCGCTTGTAATCGTATGGTTGTTGAACTGAATGATGACGCTGACATCACTAGGGTTGTGAGATGCTTGGCTGTAGTAAGATGCATGCTGCGAGTTGCCAGCATTGGTTGCGCCGTTTTTGATCGTGTAGGACTCGGTAAACGTGTCGCCGAGGCTCGCGCCGAGCGGTGCGTTGAATGTGGCATAAACCACACCGGTGAAGGTGATCGTCTGGTCGGCATAGGCCGCGACGGAGAATGCAGCTAGGGACAACGCGACGGCAGCAACGGGTAAGAATTTCGCCATGGTGATTTCCTTCAAATTGGACGGATGCAGTAGAATCTTTCCGCTATATTTGATCACTGCAAGAGTGTTGCCAAACTGACAATCAATTGCTCACGAAAGGAACCAATTATGAAAGCAGAACCGAATTCACAACCTACGCGCCCGTCTCGCCGCTGGAAGCGCACGCTGAAGGCGGCGAACTGGGCATGGATCTACTTTCAGGATAAAGGAGAATGGCCCGCGATTAAGCAGATCGCGGGGCAGACGGAAGTGAGCGCCGGTACGGCGTGTAACGCGCTCAAGGCGGCAAGGAGGCAACTTTTCAATAGTGAAAAAAGAGTGCGCTAACTCCCTAGACAACAAAATCCATCTGCGCAATAATCATCTCGCATACGGGGACTTGTACCCCCCCGGTTCGATGAAGGCGCTCTTGCATTCCCGCTGGGCGCCAAGCCTTCGAGTAATCTTTAGGTGACGGTGAACGATAATGATCTTCATAGGTGACAGTGAACGATGCTGACTCCTCCTGGGACTGTCCAATTATCCGAGACCGTACTGCGCGACGCCAGAACCCTTCGACGCTGGCATCGCTGGGAGACGGCGCGCGCCTGGTGCATCGAACAGCACGATGTGAAACGGGAATGGCCGTCCATCGAGCAGATCAAATACGGCGCCCAGGTGAGCGCGGGGACGGCGTCGCGCGCGCTGGTCGAGGCGAAAAGGTTCATCGAGAAAGCGGATGGACACTAAAAAGATTTCAGGGCTGAAAAAATACAGCCCTTGACCCCTAGACGCCTGCAAAAAGCCGTGCAATAATGATGTCATACAACTTTCCGGCACAGCAGGATGCCTCTGCAACCACTTAGCTCATGCTAGGTCTGAAAGCTCAAATCGTAAAAAAACCGCTCTCCGGATGGAGGCGGTTTTTTTGTTGCCTTCTTTTTCGTTCGTCTCCCCGTGTAGTGAGGTTTTATGCTCGCAATGTCTGCGGCTCACGCCGCCCCCAAATCGACTTCGTGTGACGCCGCCCCGGCAACGATTGGATCCGACACTTCCCATACGATCAGCGCCCATCCGGGAGACGAATATTCCTTTGCCTATCTCTTCTCGCTCGGCATGTCGCTGCGCCGCATCACGATCATCAAGCGCTGCTCGATGACGGAGGCAAGCCTTGCTCTGGAAGCCTACGAGGACGCGAAGGAAGAGTCGAAGCGTCTGGGCAGTTCATACCCGCTCGACTCCTTCCGGCTCTACGGCCTCTCTGGCGTGCCATATATTGAGTATGCCGGCAGCAAGCGCCGCGAGCAGCTCTCCCTGGCCGCGTAGGAGGCGCTGACCATGTTCAGAACCGCCAAAGGGGACCCGGTGCGTCCGGTTCGTCCCCCGTCCGCGAACGCCCTGCGCAGCAGTTTCCCGGCCCATACCGTCGATATCTCCAAGCATATCACTCCCAAAGATCGCGCCCTGCTCAAGTGGAAGTTTTTGACGGAGCCTCTCGAAGTCCTGCTCAAGATGCTCGACTTCGGCCAGTGCCTAGCGGACATGTCGGAGATCCTCGGCGAGATCGAGGAGCAGGACGCGGCCGCCGTCGTGCGGATCCGCCAGACGGCGCGCACCATCGGCGTTCCCGAAACTCACTCGCCCCCTACGGAGACAACGCCATGACACGAACTCTGAACGCCCGCCACGCCCTCGAAGCCGAGCCACTTAAATCCTTGGATCGCTGACTTTTCACGCTTTGCCGGCCGCGCACAGGCCAATGGAGCATCGACTGATGCGGCCGGCAAACACTCCCCTCCGGACACAACGCCATGCCCAGACATCTCAGCGACGCCGGCGACTTCGACATGGTCGAGATCGGCCGGCTGATCGAGCATCCCCGCAACGTCAACCAGGGCGACTACGGCGCGATCGAGAGCAGCATGAAAGCCAATGGCTTTTTCGGCGCCCTCGTCGTGCAGCGCAGCACGCGCTTTATCCTCGCAGGCAATCACCGCTACAAGGTGGCGAAGGGCCTCGGATACGATCGCCTGCCGGTCATGTGGGTGGATGTGGATGATGAGGCGGCGCTCCGCATCTTGCTGGCTGACAACCGCACCTCTCGCCTGGGCACCGATAATGAAGCGGCCCTGGCGGAATTGTTGTCCGAGCTCGCGCAGGAGACGGATGAAGGCCTGGAGGGGACAGGATATGACGGCGACTTTCTCGACGATCTAATCAACCGCCTTGCAGGCCTGGACAGCCCTCCCGGAGCGCCGGAGCCAGACGAAGAATCGCCGAAGCGTAAGCAACTGGGCGTCTTCGTGCTTTGCAGCGATGAGGACGAACAGGAGCATGTCTCCGCAAAGATCACCGATATCGGCTGGAATAGCCAGAGAATAACCGTCGATGAATCCATCCTCAGCGCAAAGCCTCCCAGAGCCAGAAGACGAAGTTAATTACTGGCTGAAAATGCCCGGAGAAACGCCTAAAGCGTTTGCTGCATTCTGTGATTACCGGGATATGGGACCTCGCCGTTCACTCTCAAAACTAGGGCGAAACTTAGGCAAAACTAAGGCGAATTTCGAGCCTTGGTCAGTTTTATTCCGCTGGGTCGAGCGTTGCGAAGCCTTTGATGTCGACAAAGCTCACGAGGCGAGGACCGCGGCCCAGGAAGCGCAAGCCGCCGAGCTTCGTGAGTACCGGGAAAGCGCGCACGCATTCGCCTCAAAGCTGATCAAAGGGCAAGAGCTCATGACGGCGATTGCGATCAGCCGCCTTGCGGAAGTCGCTCCTCAAAAAGACAAAGCGCCAGCGGAAAAAATTACCGTAAACACCGCCTGCCAGTTTATGCGTTACGCCGCCACAATCGGCGCCGCCGCCTTCGACCTCAAGGCCGAAGTCGTCGGCGTCCGGCAACTGGAGCGATTGGCGAAAGGTATGGGCGATGCGAGCGACGAGGAAACGGATACTTGACCAGGCGGCTGCGGAGCTTGGATTGGTCCGTCGCTTTGCGATTATCGATGACGACGACAGCTACTCCCAGGAAGTCTTCCACCGCCAGTCCCTGCTTCTCTCATTCGGGCTGCTGAAGATCCGCACAAAGGATCGCCGGACAATCGTCTTCGCGCCGAACGAAGTCCAATGCTTCTATCTGGACGTCCTATGTCCAGGATGGCGCTGGAGTCCCGTTTCCCTGCGCGGTCTGAGAGAAATCCTGCTAAAGGCGCGCCAGTTTGGTTTTACCACGCTGATCCTCGCGCTCATGTTCCTGGATACGATTGCTAATCCTAACACACAGACCGTCGTCATTGCGCACGATGCGCGGTCGACGGAAAAGATGTTCGAGATCGTCAAGCGCTATTACAAGCAGCTTCCTGGTGAGCTCCAGCCCAAAACGAAGTACGCAAACCGCCGTGAGTACCTCTGGCCCGAGCTGGATTCGTATTTCTTTGTCGGAACCGCCGGAGCCGGCCAAACCGGGCGTGGCGGCACCGTGAACAACGTCCACGGCTCCGAGGTGGCGTTCTGGCCGAATGCGGAAGACATCGTGCTTGGTCTTATGGAATCGGTGCCAGATGACGGAAACATCGTCTTGGAAACGACCGCCAACGGCTTTGGAAATTACTACCAGACCGAATACAGTAAAGCCGAACAAGGCGACTCCGTTTTTCATCCCCGCTTCTTTGGCTGGTGGCAGCACCCTCTCTATCAGATCGGCGAGATCCCAAAAGGCTTTGTTCGCACGGAAGAAGAGAACAAGCTCGTTCTGGATTACGCCGTAACGAACGAGCAACTCATGTGGCGGCGCCGGAAGATCAAATCTCTCGGAGCCAAATTTGCCCAGGAATATCCCGCCTGCCCGGAAGAGGCGTTCCTGACCTCAGGCAATCCCTACTTCGACCGCGAGTTCCTCTCGGATCTGTCCAAGGCCCTCAAGCTTCCCGAGCACGAGCCGCTGACCGATGTCGTCATCCCGGGTACGTTTCCGCTGCTGCGCACGGAGTCGGCCAAATCGCGCATCTCCCAGAACTTCACCAGCGACGACGACTGGGCGAAGAATGTCTTCTTCGTCTGGAAGCCGCCTGTTGCCGGCCGCAGCTATGTCATTGGCGCGGATACGGCGGAAGGTCTCACGGAATCGGGCGATCACGACTACGACAGCGCCGATGTGTTCGACGCCGAGACCTGGGAGCAGGTCGCGCAGCTGCACGGCCGATGGGACACGCACACCTACGGCCTGATGCTCGCGGAGCTTGGATTCTGGTACAACACCGCGCTTCTGGGCGTCGAGCGCAACAACCACGGCCACGCCGTCATCAACGCGATCCTCTACACGGCGCACTATCCTGAGGCCAACGAGGGCAATCCCGCCGGCATCTACATGCACCAGGAGTTCGACGAGACGAAGAACCCGGGATCCCGGCGCGCCGGCTGGCCGACAACGCACAAATCCAAGACGTTTATCCTGAGCGAGCTCGCGACGAGCATTCTGGAGAAGGATCTCAAGCTCCACAGCCGGCGCACGGTGGCGCAACTGCTCAGCTACGTTCACAAGCCAGGCGGCAAGTCCGGCGGCGACGGTAAAGCGCACGACGATGCCGTGATCTCCTGCGCGCTCGGCAACGCCATGCTCCGGCTGCGGCCGCGCACCGTGAAGATGGAGTGGACATAACTTCATCCGCAGATGATCGAGCCGGCTTGGTCCCCACGGCCATGGAGTTCACATGTTTTTCAAAGCCGCCGGCGCAATCGCGGGCAAGATCTCGGCGTCATTCAAGGCCGCCGGTGACTTCATCAAAGGGCGGCCCGTCTTTTCGAGCGCGGGCCGGGGGCGCGGCGGTCTCTGGAACTGGCTCCCAGGCTCAAATTACAATTACGAGCGCGAAGCCGGCGATCTCTGGAAGAACTCCCTCGTCAGTATCGTCCTTTCCTGGATGCAGGACAACTTTCCCGAGGCGCCGTTCGTCGTTCGCAAGACCGTGGTGTCGACAGGGAAGTCGGTTGCCGATCACGGCCACCCGCTGAGCCTGCTGCTCGCTCAGCCCAATCCGTTCTATGGCGGCGACGTGCTCTGGGCGGCGACAATCCTGGATCTGGCGACTGACGGCAACGCCTACTGGATCAAGGTTCCCAATGCCATCGGCGTCGCCGAACTCTGGTGGATCCCGGCATCCATGATCGAGCCGGATTATCCCAGTGACGGCTCTGAGTTCATCACCCAGTACATCTACACCGTCAACGGGCGCAAGTATTATTACAAGCCGTCTCAGATCGTCCACCTGCGAGACGGAACGGATCCGGACGCCCGGGGGCGCAAAGGTTTGTCCCGTCTCAAGGCGCAGCTGCGCGAAGTCTGCACGGACAACGAGGCGGCGACCTTCAACGCCGCGATCCTGCGCAACATGGGCATCCCGGGCCTGATCATCGCTCCCCAGGCCGCCACGACGCCCCTTACCCCGGAAGATCGCCGCAAGCTGGTCGACAACTGGTCAGAGCGGTTCGGCGGGGACAAGCGCGGCGAGCCGTTCGTCTGGAACACCCCGATCAATGTCCAGGGGATGGGCCATTCGCCGCGCGACCTTGAAGTCGGCCTCATGCGCCGCATTCCTGAAACGCGCATCGCCGCCGCCTTCGGCCTTTCCCCGATCGTCGTGAACTTCCTGGCGGGCCTCGAACACGGGACAATGGCCAATTACAAGGAAGCCAGGAAGGCGGCTTACGAGAACTGCCTGATCCCCATGTATCGGCGCATCGCTCTCCAGCTCGATGTTCAGCTGCTCCCGGACTTCGAGACGGATCGACGATACCGCTGCGGATTCGACCTGAGCGAGGTTCGCGCGCTTCAGGACGACGTCAACGCTCTGTTCGAGCGCCTGGAGAACGCCGCCGGCGGTCCCTTCATCACTCCCGACGAAGCGCGCGAGGCGGCGGGCTACAAAGCGACCGGCGATCCGGAGAACCAAAAGATCCGCGCGCCCAAACCCGTCGCGCCGGCTTTGCCCAAACAGCCCCCCTTGGAGAACGCAGCATGAGCTATGTGAAAGGCGATGGGCTGACGCCCGTTGCCGAGGGCGACGACATGCCCGAGCTGAGCAGTCCCACTTTTCGAAAGATAACCCATGGATCTCCTTTATAAGACATTGCCGGCATACGGCGTGAAGACCCTGGACAGCGCTCAGGGCATTATGGAGGCGATCGTGGCGGTGTTCGACAACGTCGACGCCGCCGGCGAGCGCATTAAGGCCGGCGCGTTCACGCAGTCGCTGGAGCGCAAGTACCCCAAGGGCGTCTGGATGCACGACTGGATGATCCCCGTCGCCAAAACACTGGAAGCAAAGGAGCTGCTGCCGGGAGATCCGCTTCTCCCGGCGGAGCTCGCCGAGCTTGGCGGCCTCTACGTCAAGGGGCAGTTCAATCTGAACACGCAGCGCGGCCGCGAGGCGTTCAGCGATCTCGACTTCGGGACAGTCGATGAGTTCTCGATCGGCTACGTCACGCGCAAGGACAGTATCGACAGCAAAACCCAGGTCCGCGATTTGATCGTGATCGACCTTTACGAGTGGTCGCCGGTACTGGTCGGCTGCAATCCCCAAACGGCGCTGATCGGCGTCAAGCAGACGCCTTCGGGCGCACAGTCCACGCCTGCCGACGCCGCGACGGCGCCGGCGAGCGTCACGCCCGCGCCGCAGTCCCAGCCGGCGTTGAAGGAAAACAATATGCCCCAGGAAAACGCATCGCTCAAGTTTGACAACGCATGGTTCAAGCTTCAGAGCAAGACGATCAAGGCCGGAGACATTGAGGTCAAGGCGCAGTATCTCGGTCAGTATATTGAAAGCGACATGACCTACGAGGCGCTGGATACGCTCGTGAACGCGCTGTTCTACCGGGTCTTCTATGGATGCGTTTACGGCAGCTGGGACTATGACGATGAGGACGGATACACCCGCACTCTCCTTCCGGTGGAGGATGCAGTTTCCACCCTGGAAGCGGCGTGTGATGAGTTCAAGACGTTTGTCGTCGCGACATACCGCGCACTGATGACCGGGACGGGTGAGAGCGCGATCGCGGCGGCCAAGTCCCTCCAGCTGAATTTCAACAACCCTGAACTTTCGAGCAAATCGCTGCCTGCCGGCGAGAAGCTCACTACCCACTCCGAGCGCGTGCTTGCTACCGTGAAGGAGTTCACTGATCGTACGGCCGCCATCAAGGCGCTACGCGTACAGGATGATCGCGACCTCAGCGAGGCGACGAAAGGTCGACTCGCCGGCCACCTGGAGTCCATGAAGTCTGCCTGCAAGACTGTCGAGGAGCTGCTGGGAGCCACACCCGCTTCCCCTGCGGAAACGAACGATACGACCGAGCTCGTCGCAGCTAAGGCCCCAGCCCCCACTGTGGACGAACTGGGCGTTGGCGCTCAGGTCTCTGATAACGAGACCTTATCCGGGAAAGAGCTTGTCTCTGCGGATATCGCCAACAGCGCGTACGCTCGTTTCCTCGAACTGGAAGTGGACCTTATGGACGTCGAATAGACGCCCTCCCCCCAATCACCCCACGGAGCAAGCACAAATGGCAGATATGAAAGCGCTGGCGCGCGACCTTCACGCGAAGCGCGAAGAGATGAAGGACTTCTTCAGCAAAAACAAAGTCGACGGCGAGCTGAAACTGACGACCGAACAGATCGTCGAGGTCAATCAGCGCGAGACCGAGCTGAAGGGACTTCAGGAGAAGTACGTGGAGGCAAAGAGCCTCTTCGAGATCGAGCAGAAGAACGAGCAGGAGCTCGCGGGCCTGACCGCGCCCGGCGCTCGCCCCCAGTTCGGCGGATCGAAATCCGCCGCGCGCGAGATCTCCTCGAAGTCGATCGGCGAGCAGTTCATCGAGAGCGCCGCATACAAGAGCATCAACGGCCGCAAGGGCCCGACGTCCGAGATCGAGGGCGCTGATTACAAGGCGCTGCTCACCGGGTTGGACTACAAAACAGTCATGCAGGACAACCAGAGCAGCGGCGCCGGCTACGCGCCGCAGTCCGTCCGGTCCGGCCGCCTCGTCTACTCGCCACAGCCGCAGCCGACCCTGATCGACCTGGTCCCCACCGGCGAGACCGATCAGTCCGTATACAAGTACATGGAAGAGACGGTGTATACGAACGCCGCCGCAGAGACGGCGGAAGCGGCGCTGAGCCCGGAAGCCGCATTGAAATACGATGAGCGATCGGTCAACGTGGTCAAGATCCCGGTCTTCATCCCCATCACCGAGGAGCAGCTCGCCGACGTGGGCGGCCTGCGCGACACCGTGGACAATCGTCTTGGCCTGATGATCAAGCAGCGCCTCAACGGCCAGATCGTTGTCGGCGACGGAACCGGCAGCAACATGCTGGGACTGCTGAACAAGCCGAATATCCTGACCCAGAACAAGGGAACGGACGTCGTTCCGGACTGCATCTATAAAGCGATGGTCAAGGTTATGACGCAGGGCTTCGCGGATCCGTCCGGCATCTGGATGAACCCGCTGGACTGGCAGAACGTGCGCCTGCTGAAGACGACCACCGGCCAGTATCTGTACGGCGATCCGAGCCAGCAGGGGCCGAACACGATCTTCGGTCTGCCGGTCGCGCAGCACGTCAACGTGACGCTCGGCAACGCCCCCGTTGTGGACTTCGCCACGTACACCTCCCTGATCTTCCGCAACGGCATCGAGTTCAGCGTCAGCGACAGCCACGCCGACTTCTTCGCGCGTGGGCAGCTGGCCATCCGCGCGATGATCCGCGCCGCCTGGGTGATGTACCGCGCGCAGGCGATCTGCGTCGCTCAGGGCCTCTAATCGCCACAGGGGGGCAGTAATCCCGACCCTCTGAACCTCGATACGCATATCCGCTCGCTGCTGGCCTGTCGGTCCGCAGCGAGCGGTGAGGAATAAGCATGGCCAACAATTCTCCCGGCAACAACATTTCGACGAACGTACTGGGGCCGCGCTACAACGCCGGCGCTCCCGTCAATGGCGTCGACGAAGTGCATACCATCACCGGAGCCGCGACGGGCGGAACCATCCCGTTTACCTATGGCAACCGACAGACGGCTCAGCTCCCCTTCAACGTGAGCGCGGCCGCGCTGCAAACGGCCCTCCAGGGGCTCGGCTCCATCAATGCCGGCAACGTCATCTGCACCGGCGGACCGCTTGGGACCGCTCCGATCGTCTGCACGTTCGGCGGCGAGCTCAGCGGCCTGGATGTCCCGATGATCTCCGTCGATAACACGCTCGCCACTGGCGGCGTCGTATCGGTGGCGAGCACGACAAATGGCGTCTCTGGCACCGCGCGCGGCTCGCTCCCCGGCGCATCGCTGACGGACACCACGAATGCGATCGCCTACATTAACACGGGCACCGCCGCGAAGCCGACCTGGACCAAGGTCGGATTGCAGACCTAATCCCTGACCCAGTCTGCTGGCTCGGTGCAGCCGGCCTGATACTGCCTTGGGCGTTGCCCCAGGCTAATACCGCCCAAGGAGACGACGGATGATTTCGAAGCGCAGACTCTATCTCACACAAGACAACCAGGTCGTCGAGGCAAGCCACCCCGACGCCAATCAACTGCTGGTCGGAGCCGGCTGCGAAATCTCCGACGCCCTGGCGAAGAAGTATGGCATTTACGAAGATCCCCGGCAGGAGATCGAAGAAGAGCGCCAGGACGCCGAAGGCTTCCATGGATATCATGAGCCGACCGAGGTGACGATCGTGATCGGCGCGGCCAATGAGAACGATCATGTCCGCATCGTCGGCGCCTTCCTGGATCCAGATGACGCGGCGGTCGCGGCGCGCGAGATCCTGGATCAGGTTGTAACGATCCCGCTCAATACGGCGCTTCCAGATGGGAAAGCGACCGGCGCGTGTGAAGTTCCGGTGGTGGTCACGCATGATGCGCCCGTTGCTGTTGTGCCCGTAGAAGCGCCGCTGCCGACGAAAGTTTACATCGTGCTTGCGCCTGGCGAAGACGGTGATACCTGCTTGGTTGGCGCTTACAGTACGGAAGAGAACGCAATGATCGGCCCACCCCTGGAAGGATCCTCGCCGTATAAACGGATCCTCACTGCCGAGCTTGACGCCGGCAAGATCCAAGTTCCGGCGGAATTCCTGTCTTTCACAAAGGCTGCTCCTGAGGAAGCATCCACAGGTGAAGTTCCGCCGACAGGTTCGGAGACTGCCGAGCAAAAGGAGACGCCCGTGGACATCGAAACCAAAGACGCCTTACCGGTTTCGCGCGAAACCGATGGCAAGGCGATGGCACCGGAGTCGGATAAGGCGATCAGAGGTCCGAAAGCCAATAAGTCGGCGCAGACCTATAGCAACGCCGCGACGTCGACGGAGACGAATTAATGTACGACGCGTACCCCACGGGCTTCGACCTGGTGGAACTCTATGCGAGCGCTGGCGTCGAGCTCTCCCCCAAATTCAACGCGGGGCAGAAGATCGACTCTGCGATCCGGGAGTGGGAGAAGAAGACCCGCTGGTTCCCGTTCCTGGCCGGCGCTTCGTCCACGCGCGTCTTCGATCCGCCTGGGCCTCGGCAGCATCAGGCGGCGCTGGGGGGGATCCGGGGCGGCGGCCGCGTGCTCGATCTTCGCGGCGGATTGATCTCGCTCGACTCGCTGATCATGAACGGCCAGAACTACACGCAGGGGATCCAGTTCTGGATGCGCCCGGACAATGCGGATCTTCAGGGCGAACCGTTCCAGGAGATCGAATTCTTCACGCCGATCATGGGACCGCCACAGTGTATTCATGTGATGGGACGTTGGGGGTACTGCGCGCAGGTTCCCGAAGACGCCTGGCAGGCGATCCTCCAGAAGGCGGCTTACGAGTCGAAACCAGAAGTCGAGTTCTCGATCACGAACGGTGTGGCGAAGGTCGACGATGTCACGTACGCCTCTGGCAGCGTCAGTCCGCTCTCCGCCCAGGCCGAGCAATGGAAGCTGAAGTTCGAGACGACAGCCGAGGATTATCGCCGCTCGGAGTTTTAATCACGCAGCACTTCAAGAGAGTTTAAATCCATGATCGTTACCAATGGTATCGGCAATAGCGTCGCCAAACAGAAACTCCAACACATCCAAAAGATGGGTGATCCGGTCGTGGTGAACGGACAATCCACGGTCGTCGGCGCAACGACGCCACTGCGCGCGACCGTGGATCCTATTTCCCCAAGCTCCGCGCCGCAGTATCTGCCGGAAGGATCGGTAAATGCAGCAAACGCGGACTTGCAGATGGTCGAAGTGGCCGCGCTCGCGCTAAGCGGCGAGCCACGGGAACAGCAGGCAGTCACATGGGACGGTGACAATTATACGATTTTGCGTGTGCTGCGGCAGCGAAAGCAAGGCGTGACCAGCGTCTACGGCTTGGTCTGCTACCGCGCGCCTCAGCCAGACAGCGCGACCGCCGATCCCACTACCGGACTGCGCACCGATTATGCGCCGCCAGACCAGGAATAGGAACCACCAATGCCCACCGAAGACACCACAAATTTCCGCACGGAAACTTCCCCGATAACCGAGACAGCCGCCGAGACGCCAGCGGACGCGCAAGTTGCGTCGCCGTTCGTGAACAATGGCGCGCCGTGCTGGAACTGCGCTTTGTGTCAGCACGAGACCCATGTGGAGCGATGCGCGCGCTGCAACGTCGCACTGCGTCCCGTCGGCTGGGCGCCGTCCATCGTTGACGTCGAAGCTGGGAAGACGGAAGATGAGACGGAAGCAGCGGTTTCGCGCGAAACCGCTTCCGAGCCCGACGCGCCGGTGGCGGATAGCGCTGTCAAGGCGGTGAAGTCCAAGAAGGGTGATGCGGCCGAAAGCTAAATCGCCGGTGACACCTCATGACGCAATCCGAGGGCGGGACCGCCATCCAGCCGGCGCAGACGGTGATCTTCTCGATCGTCGTGCATCCGGAGCTCATCCCCGACGGCGATGTCGAGCCTCTCATGGAGGCGCTTGCCCATCTCGGCCCGGTCCTCGACGACTGGGGCCTGGTGATGGCCAGGTACCAGCAAAAGAACTTCGACGATAAGGGAGCGACGTTCGGATATCCGTGGGAAGAGCTCGCGGTCGACACCGTCACGCAGAAACAGCGCCTTGGCTATCCCGATCAGGACCTCGTGCGCAAAGGACGAATCGCCAGCGAGATAGGCGAGACGATCCTCCTCACTCCGGACAGCGTCACGACTGGGATCAACATCGACGAAGCCCCCGAAGCCTACTTCCACCAATTCGGCCGTGGCGTCCCGCAGCGCATCCTTGTCGCGCTGGTCGATGCGGAGATCGATGAGATGTATGAGATTCTTCGGCGCTACATCGCCGAGGCGACGGGCGGATCTCTCCAGGGCGTTGAGATCGTGAGTGTGGTGCAATAGATCATGGGTGTGGAATAGCATGGCTGTACAAATAACGGGATATCCCTACCGGCAGGCCCTCAGCCGTCAGCTCAAGGCGATATTGATCGCGACGGCGGTCCCGTCCATCAATATGAACCTGACATTGCAAATGGGAGCCGCCGGCGTTCCCTCCGGCAAAATCCCTCAGTTTGCGGACGTCAATGTCGTCATCGGCGATCTGATGAATATCCAGGAGCCGACGATCTGCATCGTCGGTTCGGGCGAGGATATCGGCTGGCTGGGAGCGGGCGGCGGCGGAGCCCAGCAAGACATCTTTGGCACTCAGATCCGGATCAAGACGCCTTGGAGCGCCAATAACTTCCCCGAGGATTTCGAGCTGCTCTTCAGCGTATGCACCGACACCATCCGAGACTGTCTCAATCAGAGCGCGAATACCAAGATCAAGCCGGTCAATCCCCATAATCAAAAGCCGCTGATCGCCGGCGGCGGGACGTTCCGCAGCTGCATGATGACCGGTTCGCGGCCGATGACGTTTCCAACGAATTCCACGCCCGGCGCGGACACGATTACCCGGACACGCGGCTGGCTCATCACACACATCGCAAAAATCGACAGCAACGTCGGACGCCCGAACGCGCTTGGGCAATAGCATCCGCACCGCAATGGTCTGGGGCTGTAACGTCAGCGGGTAGCTGACAGGAGAATCGAACTATGGCAGATTTTGTAGCGCCCCTCGGGCACGAAGGTTACGACGGCGTGTTGCTTTTTCAGCAGGTCGGCGACACCACTGTGTATGCATTCGAAGGCACCAATATTCGCGAAAACATTTCGGAAAACGCCGGCTATGTCAAAACCATTGACGGCGCAAGCCGGCTGCATAACCGTGTTCTGGGCATCGTGCTGGGATCGCTGACTTTTGATTTCGTCTTAGGCGTTGATCGTCGTCTGGATCAGTTCCTCAACAAGGCATTCGGTCCACGCTCGACCGCCAAGAATGCTTGGGCGATCAATATCATCAAATACGGCGGGGCCACACCAATCAAGGCGGGCGGTGTTTGGTTTCAGGACTACACGGAGGGCGCGAGCTTTGGCGTGCGCGGCGAGGACCAACTCATCGGCTGCAACCTGCGCGCCGTGATCTGCGACCCGCACGATACGATTGGCGCTCCCACGCTGGCGGCGCCTGCAACGGTCGGGACGAATGGAGTCGGATTGTCCACCTTCGGGAATATGTCGTTCACGGACGGCCAGGTCTCGCCGACGATCTATGACTACATTGAATCCTACAATTACTCCCTGCACAACAATCTTGCGCAAGTGAAGGCGATGAAGGACCCTGTCAACCGGATTGGCGCGGGCTTCCTGCTGGGAATGCTGGACGGCAACATTGCATTGACGCAAACAGACGGGGCTCCAACAAATCCATTGCCCGCCGCCGTTGGAACTTATCCGCTCCAGATCATTTCGCCCAGCGGAGACGGCACGCACTCCATGGTGCGCGACTTCGCCGCCTCGTACGACGCCCTAGGGCTCACACTCCGACCGGACCAGGTCAACAACGGCGGCCGCTCGTACACGATCTTCGATAAGGCGGCTGGAGCCACTAACACACCGGCCTATCCGTTCATTGCCTCCTACGTCTAACGCCTTTTCGTTTCAGGCATTCATATCTTTTCCTGCACTCCACACCTATCTATCCAAGGAGCACTCACTTGAACGAAGCTGTCAAAACCATCACGATCCACTCCGTCAAGCTGGCGGGCAAGCACCTCGTCATCACGCCGGAGCAGTTCGAACTCACTCCAGAGAACCTGCGCCATGCGTGGGAATTTCCCGTGAAGCGCGAGACGACCGCTGAGGACGAGTACAACGCATCCGTCTCGGCCACGCGCGCCGGGCTGATTGGACCGTCAGGGACATATGACCGCGATGCGATGCACTTCCACAAGGGAAAGTATCTCGCGTCGGCTCTTGTTGTGGATTGGAATTCGACGAAGGAGACGGCCGCGCCCTACCCTGTGCTCGCAGAGTTTGGCCTTCGTGCTCTGGTGGGCGATGAGATGACGGTGGAGGAGCAGGAACTGCTAAAAAAGCTGCGCTCCGTGATCACAAAGAATACCTAGAAAACTGCGGGGAAATGCCGCGCGAGGCCGGCGCGGCTTTTTTGCTCTGGGCGCGCGCGGCTCATTCGGGAGACTGGGATTTTGTGCTCAAGGCTCCGCTGACGGCGTATAGCGCCATCGCGGTCCATATGCTTCAGGAGTGCCCGAGCTACGCGAACTACGAAGCCAAGCGGCAGTCTGGGCTTCTGAGCATGATGCTGAAGCAGCAAGGTGGCTGACGTATGCGTTAACGTAGGGCTGGCGCATTGCTCAGCGACATACCCTGGCAAATCATTAGAATGGCGACGATGACGATGATCGCGGCCCAGATCAACACGGTTTTCGCGGTCTGGTCAAACGGCTGCGGTCCGTGAACCTCGTTATGGCGGGCGCGAGCATCGCGGTCGATCGCCTCCGCAATCTTCTCCGCCTGCCGATCTTCATGCTCTTGCAGCTGCTGATTCGCCCAGTCACTCATAAATGATCTCCCTACTCCGTTAGGCACGAAATCCCTCAGAAAGTTGCATCCCTTATGGCCAATGATGACGGAATTATTGGGTCGACCGCACGGATCGACAGCCAGGATGCCCTGGATCTGCTTACTGCGCGTGCTGAGGAAATCAACGGAGGATCCGCCCAGAGTCCGTCCGCTGACGTGGATTCGATTGTGGACGATCTCGCCGCCAAAGATGCCACGGATCTCGGCGAGACGCCGGCGGCCGCGCCAAGCCGCAAGCGCCGCCAAAATCCAGAGGTTGCCGAGCGCCAGCGCCTACAGACACAAAAGGTTCGGGATAACACTGACCAAAACCTCATCAAGCGGCAGGCAGAGACGGCGGCGGCGCAGGCAAAAGCGGACGCAATCGCCAGGACGGCGGAAGCGAAAGCGGACGCCACCATTCGCACGGCCGAAGCGCGGGCGCGCAGCGCCGAAGCGCGCGCGGCAAAAGTTGCTCCGACGCCTCTCGATCCGTCTGTCGTGGATGCCGCTGTCGATTTCGCCTCGGATTTCCAAGGATATCGCGACGAAGCATCCGACGCATGGATGCAGACCCAGCTGGACCGAGGAATCCCTGTCACCCGCCAGTCGATGAACGCGCTGCGGCCGGAGATGGTGCAGAACTTCGCGGAGCGGCCGGCGCCGCCGCGCGAGCCCACGCCTGCCGAACGTCAACTGAATGAATTCGCCTCATTTCGCGAGAGCTACACCGGCAAAGCCGATCAGATGGAGGAGGCGTTTCGCGACCACCTGATCGAGCGCGGTGAGGCGACGCCGGCGCAACGCCTCGCTGCCGAGAAAGACTCGTTCCGTCAGAGCCTTCCTGGCGGTAAGTCTAGAGAGGCGATGAAAACGAGCCAGGAGCTCGGTTTCGCCGTTGGATACGGTTTTCAGTCCGTCACTACGGGTGTCACCAAGGCGCTTGACCCCATGATGAGTGGAGAGGCGTATCTTCCCGGGCAATCATGGGAGCAAGCGGGCAGCAGTCTTTTTCCGCTGGCAGGATCTCTGGTCGGAACAATGATTGGCGGAAGGGTCGGCGGGCCTGGCGGATCGCTTGCGGGCCAGTTCATCGGGCAGGGGATTGGGCAAACCGCCGAAGATCTGCTCGATACCTACCGAACGGGGCATACCTACGCACAGCAGCGCGCCGGTGAAATGCTGGGATCCGGCAGAGGCGGCGCGGACGCTGTCGAGGAGTTCACCAATGCTCTTCGCAACGCCGCAACGCCGGCGGCGAAAGAGCTTGCGGAAACTCTCACGAAACTCGGACAGAACGGTCCGGTCACAGCGGGATCCGTCAACGAATTCGGCCAGTTGCAGAGCTCGATGGGTGTGGCGTTCGATCACAACGTCACGACGCTCGGCGGCTTCCTCGACAGCAGTCCATTCTTCGGCGGTCTTCGCGCGAAGTACGGATCCGGGCCGACCACCGGCGTATCACAGCAGGATTATCTGGGCGTTGCGAATGCGGCGGCTCTGTCCGGCAATTACGATGCAATGGACACCGCCCTGGCGCATGCGGAAGCGGTGCGCGACATGACGTACGCCAATCCTCAGTACGTCAAGGACAAGGAGTTCACCGATCGCTACACGCGGGAGACCAGTAACCCCTTTAGCTCGGAGTACTGGTCTCATGTTGGAAAACCGAGTCAGGATGACGCTTACGAGGCGGCGCTCGATCGACTGAAGCACGAACCGAAGACGCTTCCTGGCGCGCCGACGCTCGGTCAGCAAGAAACAGCAATCCGTGCGGCGTTCGAGGCGCACAACCTGGCGCAATCGGACGTCCTCTCCGGGCAAGCCGCTTCGGCCACAGTCGGCGCACGCCTTCAGCTCGATATGATCTACGGCGGCAATGGATCCACCATCCGCGCAGCTCTCCCAGGCATCGAGGCGGGGGTATCGTCGCAGATCCGCGGATTGCAGCGTGACGCGGACATGGCGCGTAAAGCGGCCGCAGCTCTCACGAAAAACGATCCAGAAACGCTCAATATTAAACGCCAGCTCTTGGCTTCCGCCGATGTTGACGATTCGAAAATCTTGGGCCTTCGATCCGTTGCCCCCAGCACCAAGAAAGCAGGCTATTACCCGGATGAGGACGCCGTCGGCGCGGGGTATGGCTTGTCTCGATCGGAAGATCAATACAGTCTCACCGTTGGTCTGCTCGCGGGAGGGAGTTACCAGGGTCTCGCCGTTCTCGAAAACAAGTCGCTGGACACACAGGTAGCCAGAGCAGCTCATCTTCGGAAACTGGCGCAGACAGACCCATATGCGGATTCCGCGAAGAAGGCTGGCTATCTCACCGAAGCGATCCAGATCGAAACGTCCGCTCAGAGCGAGCGATACGACTACGCGCGCAGCATCGATCGACAGGAGATCGACAGCACAAATCTGGATGTAGGTCACGCTCAGGCTGGCGTGGAGCGCGCGCTCGCCTATGCGGGTCCGTCCTCATATAGCAGCGCTTTCGGAGCGGAGGCGGCTGCTTATGGGGCAAAGATCCAGGCGCTCACGGAGCAATTGCAGCGCGGCGGGCTGACCGTCGACGACTACAACCGCAAGGAGCAGGAGCTGACATCGACCCGGCGGGCGGCGAACGCGCTGCCGGGACAGGAGGCGACGGCGTTCTACGGCGCGTCGCTTGCGATCGCGGGAGCCGGGATCGACAAAGCGAGCACGACCGCACAGATCGCGCGTCTCACGGGCGGCTCCGATGTCGTCAATCCGTTGCTGCCCGACGTCATCAGTCAGATGGAGAGCGAGCGTTCTCTGCTTCTGGACAAGTCGCGCGATCCGCGCATCGCCGAGCCGGCGCGCCGCGAGGCGGAAGAGGCGGCGGAGCGAATGCGGATGCAGCAGATCGGCGTCCGCTTCCAGGAGGTGCAGTTCTCCCAGGAGCCCGTCGATCAGGGACATCAGATCGATGTCGAGGGCGCGCTGTCTCGCGTCGGCCGCAGTTTCCTGGAGCCGGGAAATGTGTCGGCGCTTCGCTCCGAAGCGCTGCGCATGGCGCGGGAAGACATCTCCGGATACGACGCCCAGGTCGCCAAGGCGCAGGGCACGATGTCGAAGTCCGAGTTCGATGTCCTGCGGCCGGCGATCGCGCTGCAGCGCAATCAGCTGCTCGGAAAAGTGACGGACCTCGCCGAATCAGCGGACGCGGATTTTTACAAAAACCTGCCGGCGCTTTCCATCGGCGGCGGAAGCTTCGAGCGGCGTGATCTTCCGTCTCCCGCACGCGTCGCGGCCGATATGGAAGGCCGGGGATACGCCGGCATCGCCGTGCGAAACTTCGGCTTCTTCAAGCGCAAATCCGGTCTGGACTTCGTGGGAGAGACCGGAGACATCTCGGCGGGCGGCCGCGACTACGCCGTCACGCACCCTGGAGACACGACAGCGCAGGGGCTGGCGCAGGCCATCGCCGCGCTTCAGAAGTCCCTGGAGAACCTGACCATCAAGGGCGATATCACCGTCAAGGACGGCAGTAATCGCTCGAAGATGACCGGAACGATCAAGAGCGGTACCACCGACCAGCAGGGGCTGGGCGCCGCCGTCCCAGGCCTCCCTCACAACTAACCGAGCCACCGGCACAAATAAAAAAGTCTCGCTTCCCGGTTTTGGGAGGCGAGACTTCCCCATTTTGTCAGAAACAGGAACGAACCATGGCCGACCTCAGCCTCGGATGGCAGCTGCTGGTGGATACGCCGGCGCGCGCCTTCGGGTTTCAGCGGACGCCGCCGTACATGCATACGGAAATGATCGAGCTGCTGGCGCCGTTCCGGGACGGCCAGGCGCTCGTCAGCAAAAGCTCGGTCCAATTGAACGGACTGCGCGCGATCCCCGAGATCGGCGTGATGATCCTGGAGCCCCGGCCCAGCCGCGTGGACACTCGCCTCGCCGATTACGAGTTTCCGACCACCGGCGCCACGGACTGGACCGAAGGCAACGACAGCACGACCGGCAAGATCTCCCTGGAGATGACGAATGCGACGGCGGACCACACGTTTGACATCCGCACCGTCACACTGCTGCCAGTCAACGCCTCTTTCTACACGCGCATCAAGCGCGGCCAGGCGGTGAACGGCGCGACGGTCTCCGCCAATACCTATTACACGATCATGGTCGTCGGCGAGGACACACCGCCGGGCAACGATGTCGGCGCGACGCCGTTTCGCCTGATCCTCCAGGACGGCAAGCCGCCGTTCCTTCAGCAGGGCGTCGACAACAACACCGGCGACTGGTATTGGGGCGGCTACGGCGAAAACGGAGTCATGGGCACGGTTTCGGACAGCTCCCAGCTCTTCGAAGAGCAGAACCGCGTCATCGTCGTCGAATGGTTCGTCTTTCCCGATCAGAACGCGCTGATCGTGCGGCTCGCCGGCGGCAAGGACACGCTGGTCTTCAAGCCGGAGAACATACAGCCGGACACAACGACAGGCCTGACCTACAAGAACATCGGGAACGTGTCGGTGCTTGCCGGCAAGATCCGGCTTTATGGCCAGAACGGAACCGCCGGCTTTCAGTACCTGCCCGTCGAGTTCGCGCCAAACGGATTTTTCATCAGCGCCGAGGTTCCGCTTCCGTTCGTCTATCAAGGCAATGGCGGCGTGTATCTGCCCGGGGCTTCGTTCCCGGACGGCTCGGGCTTCACCTGGACCATCAGCCAGACCGATTACACCGGAACGCGCGTCAAATACACGCTGCTGGTGACGGGGACGGATGATCCAGACGCCACATCCGTTTCCGTCTCGCCGATCATCACCTCGATCCAAATGCGGATTCCGCCGGTGTTCGACTATACGGCGACGATCGGCGTCACGCGCGATGTCTCCTCCATGATCGGCCGGATCGAGGAGCGCCAATGGTATGACATCGACACCGGCATCGTCCGCACGCAGGTAGGGCTCACTTTTAGCAATGCCTATGGAGATTTCACCGGGGCGGACGGAACTCATCGCGCGGTGCAGTACTCCCGCTGGCTCAACGTCCGCAACGCCTACGGCCAGATGCAGCCGCTCTCCGACCCAATCACCTTCCTGACGGGATGGGCCGGTCACGAGAGCGCGGTCTGGAAGGCGGATCCTCGGCGTGAGTTCGACCTGATCCTCGACGATCGCTGGTGGCCGATGACGCGCCAGCAATGTGGCGCGCTGCCCTTCGCGGATCTATGGTGCGGCAAAGCCGTCTGGCGCTTCCTGCTCAATATGGCGGGCGTTCGCGACGAAGACATCGCGGACACGTTCAAGACGTGCGACTTCGGTCCGCTGCCGGAAGGGTGCAATCACTACAAGCTCCCCGGCGGGACCTATACCACGCCGAAAATGTCGTTCTCCCCGGAGCAGACCTTCCTGTCCGCGATGGAGGAGGTCAGCGACATGTTCAACGCGGTGCTCTTCTGGAATTCGCAGGGCGTCTTCGACGGCTTTGAGTACGATCCTGGGATCTATCAGACGCCGTTCAAGGGCACCTTCGGCGTCACGGACAGTGGCAATCCCTTGAATTCGGACTTTCTGACGGCGCTCTGGAGGCAGATCAACTTCCGCGTCAACACGAAGGATCGGCGGACCAGCGTCGCGGCGATCGGCAAGAACCCTTCCACGAACAGCCTTCAGATGACCAATCTGAGCGCGGACGATGTCATTCCCGGCTTCACCGCCAATATCCACGGGTTCCGCGAGCCTTACATCAAGGCGTCGAACCGCTTCTCCGACCCGGTGTTTTCCGATGTCTACGCGAAGAAGATGCTTCAGAAGCGAATGCTGCCCAATCTCTTCGCCGAGTTCAGCGCCTGCTTCCTCCCGAATCTCTTCGCTATGGATCGATACGGCGTCGTGCTCAATACCGACGATATCGTCGGCGGGACGCAGCTCGTGTGCGAGGAAATCCGAAGCGTTTATGATGTTTCGAACCCGGATGACTTCGGCAGCACGATCGACGGGCGATGGGTGGGCAACTTCTGATTGCTCTCCCATCAACTCACTGGATTCTAAGGACTTGAGGCCGTTATGACACTGATCACGACCGGAGCGCTGACGACGCAGAGCGATGCAGTCGGCAAGATCTATTCGATGTTCGCGCCGGCGATCGACGTGGCCAACGCGCTCGCGAAGGTCCACGCGCTGAGCGTGTATGCATCGTTCGCGACGGACCCGGTCCAGGGCGCAGCCTGGTTTCAGGGCGCGCGGACCGTCTACGAGAGCGCGTCCGCGACGGCGTCGGCCAGCGGCGCGACCTTCGGCAACGCTTTCGGCGGCGGTGGGCTGGGCGGCGGCTCGTTCGGCCTGGGCTCTGGCCTCCTCAATCGCCAGTCGATCATCGCCGGCAACTGGTACGGAGAGATGGAGACCTGGCGGACGCAGATCCGGACGACGGCGGCGCAGGACGGCATCACGACGGTGAACGATGTCATCAGCTACGCGCTGTACCGAAACACGGCCGCCGCATTCTCTTGTCTGTTTACGCCGGATTTCGCCTCTCTTTACAGCTACGCATACAACCTGGGGCGTCAGCTCGACCCGGGCAGCGTCTTCGCGCCCAGCGGCATCGTGATGGCGAGCTTCTCGGTGACGGGCGCCGGAGCCGGCACGCGAACCGCCGGCGTCTTTCCCACGGCCAACGGTTACGCCGTTCCAGCCCCGACGATTACCGGAGCTGGCTGCAACCCGCGCGGGGTCTGGTCGAGCGCCACGGCTTACGCTACACTCGACAGCGTTATGTACAGCGGCTCGCATTACGTCGCCGTCGCGGGCAGCACGAATGTGACGCCTGGGACGGACCCGGCCCACTGGGTCATCAATACGTTCGGCAATCCCTCCTATGTCGGCGGAATGCCGGTGGCGCAGGGATTCGCCGCGACGCTGGCGCCACAGATCAAGGTGACGACGAATATCACCGGAGCCGGCGCGGTGACGGTGACCGCGCTCAATCAAGCGGGGAATCCCTCGACCTGGACCGCGACGCTCACGGGCTTGACCACGGCGTCCGCCGCCGTAACACTGACGCCCACGAACGCCGGCGACCGGATGGCGGCCGTTCCGTCGGCGATCGCCATTCCCGCCGGCATCACGGCCGGCGCATTTCAAATCATCACGCAGGCCGAACGGACTCCGTAACATGCCAACTCCCACCATACCACGGGTCGGATACACGGACGTCGCGACGATCCCGCTGCTGCGCATCTTCGCCCAGGGCGTGGGAGCGCCGCCGACTGGGTTCTCGGGCGTCGTCGGCTGGGAGTTCAACAGCGATTCGTATTATTCGCGCCGCAACTTCTACAAGAATAAGCTGATCGCCGGGGCTTACCAGACCAGCGCCGGCGCGTTTACCGTGGACTTCGTCGCCTTCACCGGGACACTGAACTCCGCCGGCTACTCCGAGACTGCAACGATGCGGGTAACGACGACGGGTGTCAATGCGCTCCATGAGTTTTACGAGTGGGGCAATCGCAACGAATTCTCCGCGTTTGGGATTGATGTCCTTCAAAACCAAATCGACAACCCCAGTCTGTTTACCTATTATTTTACGGACACGACGGGCGTCCTGCGGTGGATCGCATGGCGCGTGTTTTTTATTGTCTCGCACGACTGGGGCATTGCGTCGGGCTATCCAATTCCGAGCCCTCTGAACTGCGTGGTTGGGCGTGAGGTTTTCCTGCTCGTGACACTCGCCGATTGGGCGACAACCGCTTGGTACAATTCATGGATCGGTTTTCGTCTCTACGATCAATCAATCTCAGGCGATGAAATTCCAAACGGTCTGGCGAGCATGGACGTTGGCGGTTTTTCTGGAAATGGGAGTTACTCGAATGATCCTCAGTTTTTCACGATCCCATTTCGTCCACTGCGCGCCGGCAGTTATACCGTCTATCTCTGCTCCAACGGTTTTGGAGCGCTGAACGTCGCGCCCATCGCCTTCGACGTGAACGTCGCGCCGGCTCCGTCCACGAGTTCGCCGCCGAGGTCTGGAGAGTGGCATTACCGGATCAACGCGCAGATCGCCATGCCCAGCGGTGGCGGAGCTCCCAGGCTTTATTTGTCGATCGCGCGGATGTATAACGCGGTCAATGCCGGTACGTTCGTGGCGACCTCTTCGGCGGTGCGCGTCTGCGCTTCGCTCGATTTCGGCGAGACCTTTCGCGCCGGCGTCGATATCGGCACGGAGGCGGCGGACGGCAGCGCGCTCGGCGATGGGCGGGCCTATCATCAGAGCGTCTCCGGGAATTCGCTCGGCGCCCATACCTTTGCCGTGTTGCCCTCGGGCCGTCTCTATGTCAACGGTCAATCGGGAGCGCCGATCAACGGAATGTGGCGGGCGGCGCGGATCAGCGACGACGACGGCAAGACCTGGCGAAACGCGACGATGCTGAACGGCGCGCAGGACGACCGCGCGACGGTTCTGACGCCGGCCGTGGGCGCAACGCCTGTTTGGGTAAGCCGGGGCGCCTACGCCGGCAGTCACGGCGCCGGCGGCCGCACGGGCGGCGGCTGGATGATGATGGGGCTCTCAGACCGGATCGATCGCAACTGCGGCCGCAGCCGCGTCTCCTACGATGGCGGCGATACTTGGCAGGTCGATGAGACCATGCACGGCGTCAATTACCGAGGTCCGGCGATCCCGTTGAATTTCCAGAACGAGCCGCAGCTTCCAGTGGTCAGTCACATCCGTGGGATTTCCACCGATGGCGGGTTTACCAGTCTCGACGACTACCGAAAAGATCGCAAAGCGATTGGCGTGGTTTTTCCGGGGAACCCAGATGACGATCATCGTTTCACGCGCGCGCTCGTGACCGCCGACACGGACGTGACGTACAACGTCGGAAGTGGGTCCGGCGGCTTCGGAAGCTACTACAACAACCTCTACATCTCACGCGGCGCGGATTTCAAGACGACGCAGACGATCCGCTTGAAGTACTCGCCGCTGGGCGATGGAACCGGTCTTCTCGACATGCAGCTGAGCGCCAGCCTGTGGACCACGGGTTTCGCCTGGGGCGGGCGCATCGTCATCGTGGGCGTCGATATCCACCAGCAGGACCTGATCCGCGTGTACGTTAGCGACAATGGCGGCGAGTGGTTCCGGGAGACCTGTCGGTCGGCGGATTGCGGCGCGACCTGGAAAAAGACGACCGAAGAGTAAGGCGAGTGAGGAATAGGGCATGAGAACGCCGCAAGGGCTGATCGGCGGACCGAATTTCACCGGGGGGCAGGGCATTCCCGCGCCGGGCGCGCCCGGCGCCCCGCCTACCGCCATCCAGGGCGGCGCGCCGGGGGACGCGTATTATTTTCTCGCGTCAGCGGATTCCCGGCTGATCAATGGCGTCACGTTCTCCGGCGTCGTGTTCGCATCCACCTCCGCTCCGTCCAATACCGGATATTTCTGGCTGGACACCAATACGACGCCGGCGTGCCTGAAATACTACGATCCCACCGACTTCACCTGGCATCTGGTGGACAGCGGCGCGGCGCCGACCGTGGGGAGCCAGATCTACAATGGATCGGGCGCTCCGGCGAGCGGCAGCGGCATTGACGGCGATTACTATCTGGACACGTCCGCAGACGATCTCTATCAGAAGCAGTCCGGCGCCTGGGCTCTTCTCACCAACATCAAGGGCGCGGCGGGGACGCCGGCAAACTGGAGAAGCGCCTGGGCGATCGGGACCGCTTACGCCGTCAATGACGCGGTGACCTACGCCGGCAGCTCCTACCTCGCGATCCTTGCCGGTTTCGGCCATCAGCCGGATATCTCGCCCACGTATTGGCTCGTCATCGCCGCGAAGGGAGATACCGGGCCGCCGGGGGCGGATGGCGTTCCGGGGCCGTCCGGCCCTGCGGGAGCCACGGGCCCGGCGGGAGCAACCGGACCAGCTGGACCAACAGGCCCCGCTGGCGCGGCGGGCAGCGGGGCCACTGGATATTCGCAGCAAGGGAATGGAACCGACTACTCACTCACCACAGCATACGCAGCCGTGGTTCTGGGCGGTGTCGCGCTGCGCCTTAATCTTCCAGGCGCTGGCAGTTTTTTCCTGGATACGCTCTTGGAAGTTGCTGCCGGAACAAGCACTGGTGATGACATCCGGGCGAAGCTTTTCAATCAAACGGATGGCGCGGATATCCCACATTCTGAATCACGGATCACTCCCACCGCAAATGCAATCACGCAATTGTCCGTGCGATCGATCATCACGGTTGCGGCGCCGAAGACGATCCAGGTCATGGCGGAGAATTTGACGGCGGCGCGCGGCAAAGTCACGTCGTCCCGAAGCCAAATCCTCGGGGTATCCATTGGCTCCGTAGCCAGTTCCGGTATTTCGAATGTCCAGCCGACGGATATCACGGGCCTAGCTGCATGGCTTAAAGCCAGTTCTCTCTCGCTTGTGGATGCGGCGGCGGTCGCCTCCTGGACCGATAGCGGAACTCTCGGGAACTCCGCTGGGCAAGCAACATCCGCGAAGCGGCCGATTTTCAAAACAGCGATCGCAAATGGGCTGCCAGTCGTCCGCTTTGACGGAGCGACGCAGTATCTCACGATTCCTTCGGCGGCGTCCCTGGACTGCGCTACGGGTCTCACGCTTTACCTCGTGCTAAGACCAGCGGCAAACCCGGCATTCAATACCATACGCACGATCTTGAGCAAATGGTTCGGTGGGGCGACGCCGTATGTTGCGGGCGGATATCTTGCGGATCAACGAAACAGCGGAGGCGCTCAGTATGTTGGAACGGATACCGCAGGGGCTTCCTCGGGAGCCGGGAACTGGTCAGGCTCGGTCATTCTGTCCACGGCGACGTTCTCGCTCATCTCGATTCGCCTCGACGGATCAACAACATCAATTAAGGTGAACGGGACGTCGATTAGCTCAACCTCCGGATCAGATCTTCCCTCGGCAACGACAAAGCCAGTTTACATCGGGCAGTTTGGTCCGCTGAACTCATCGGCACTTGGAGATTCCAACTGGTGGGCTGGGGACATCGCCGAGATAGCCCTCTTCAATGCGGCCGTCAACGCCTCGGACGATCTCTCCCTGCAAAGCAGCTTGATGACGAAGTACGGCATTGTCGGCTGATTATTTTTAAGCCTTCACCGCTTCTTTCCATTCTGGCTGCTCCGCTTCGGAGGCAGCTTATTTCACCCCAGAAGTATTCTATGTGATCCTTACGCAGTCTCTATGCCTCGTTCTTGTTTCTTCACACTCACCGCGCCGTTTGTTTTGCCGACCGTGGCAACGCCGATTCTGGTTTCGGCGCAGACTACCATAGCTACGCAGAATTTTGACGTGGCAACATATTGAGGTATGTGTTTATACGCTCCCAGAACTGCGGCAACAGTAGGTGCGTGTTTATGACGGTTCCACAGTCCACTCGACATACGCCGACCTCGCGCCCCTCGTCTCGCCGGCTCCGGTTCTCACCGGCCAGTTGCTCTTGTCGCCCTCTGTAAAGAGCCGCGAGGCGTTTCGTCGTTTGTGGCGGTGACGAGAAGCGGAGACCGATCACGTCGAAAACGCCTGAATCGTTCCAACTCTGGGTAAAGGTCAAATGGCGGCGTCTTTCGTCATAAGCAGGGAGAGGCGTCGCCATTTCTGACTTGCCGAGGAGGGAATGTTCATGCGAAACGCTATTCGGATCGTTGAGGATAGCGACTTGAAGGTAGTTGGGATCTGCTCTCGCCGCGCCTTGGCGAAGATGCGCCGATCCAGCGCTAAGGTCAGGGTTCTGATTAAGGCGGCCCGTCGGCTGCGACTGGAATCGGCGGGGCTGCGCGTAGATGCGGAGCGCGCCGATCGTGAAATGCCGAAGCCGAATACTCAAGAAGCATAGAAGTGGAAAAGGCTTCGAGCAATGGCTCGAAGCCTTTTCCATGTCAGCCCGCTAGAAGTGGAGCACTCCCACGCCAGTGGCCTCCAATCCGCTGGAAACGATACAGCGACCGTTCTCGCACACAGCGGCGGTAGCATCGCCGAGGCGCTGCTCATTTATAAACGAAGAGCTGCCGAATTAGACGCGCCAACCAACCCCATTTTTGGAAAGCCGCTCCGCTCCGGAGGCGGCTTTTTTCACGTCTGGAGTATCCCATGCGACCCATTTCCCCCATGCGATCACTTCGCTCCCTCTACGCTTTACTCCTGTTTCTGATCACGCTCGGCGTGTCGTCCGTTGTGCTGGTCGTGGCGACGCCCAAGACCGCCGCCGCATCGAATTACAGCGAGAATTTTGATGGACTGACGGTCGGCAACCAGCCGGCGGGCTGGACGCTGAATACCAATGACAAGATAGCGACGACCCACGCGTCCAGTTCCCCCAACGACCTGTCGTTTGCCAGCGGCACGGCGACGGGGTGGCTGGCGACGAGCTACGGCGCGTGTACCTATCACACCACCGTTTACTACGCTTCTTCCACTTCGCAGACTTATCCGCTCTTCCATACCGACGCGAATGGAAACGGCTATGAGATTACGATCGCCCCAACGGCTGGCAAGATCGGCGTTCGGAAAATCACGGGGCGTGTCGTAACCTCCGGCCGGTACACCACGGCAGGGACGGTCACCTCGATCGGGACGGACGCCAGTTACAGCAACCTATCCTCACTCGGAATCTCGGCCGGAACCGCGCTCCCCACAGGTAACTACTCCGTCGATATCGATGTCTCCGGCACGACCACCCAGACTGTCAAAGTCCGTATTTATGCCGCCTCACCGACTATCAACAACTCGATGACCTGGGACGAGACCGCGACGGATTCGAGCTCCGCTTACCAGAGCGGATTTTGCGGCATCGTGGAAACAGGATCGGGGGCCGGCCAGGTGGACGACGTCGTCATCGTCGACAACACGCCCGTCCCCGGCATTACGGTCGCGGCGACCTCCGGCACCGTCTACGCCAACGGCACGACGCAGTCGGTCACGGTCACGCCAAACTCCGGTACGACGCTCTCCACCACGGCCTCTTTCACGATATCAGGCGGAACGGGCGCCTCCACGACGCCGATCAGCACGACCTACAATAGTGGCCCAGGCACCTATACGCTGACCTACAACCCGGGGACGCTGCCCACCGGCGCGCAGACGTTCACGGACACGACGGACAGCTTCAGCGCGACCTTTACGCCGACGGCGCCGTCGTTTACCCGAAGTCCGACCACGCTGGCGGCGAATAACAGCGCTCAAACTGTGACGATCGTCGGCACAGGAACCAACTTCAACACTGGCAACACAACGCAGTTTACGATGACGGGCGGAACAGGCGCATCGATCGTTTCGCAATCGGCGTCGAGCACGACGGCCGCCACGCTCAGTATCAACCCGGGCACGGCCTCC